TGCTGCGCAAAAAAAATTACCAGCAAACTTACAAAAAGCTATTATAGCAAAAGAAAAAAAAGAAGGTAAAACTCCAGCTATGATGAAAAAAGAATCTGCGATGAAAATGAAAAAAGCAGTTATGAAGATGAAAGAAGAAGAAAAGTCTGCAATGAAAATGAAAAAGACAGCAATGAAAATGAAAAAAGATTCTGCTGTTATGATGAAGAAAGCGGCTATGAAGATGAAAAAAGCTTCAGCTATGAAAATGAAAATGAACAAAGATAAGAAGTAGATGGGGCTGCTTCAGAAAGTATTTTCTTCTGGAGCTGGTAAACTTATTAAAGATGTAGGTGGGGTCTTAGACGACCTCACTACTTCTAAAGAAGAAAAATTAGCTGCACAGCAGAAAATTAAAAATTTAATATCTAATCATGAGTTAGAGCTACAAAAGCAGGTTTCAAGTAGATGGGAAGCCGATATGAAGTCTGACTCTTGGTTATCGAAAAACGTTAGACCACTAGTACTTATATTTTTAGTTATATCAACAGTATTAATGATATTTATTGATGCTGGTACTATATCTTTTAATGTAGAACAAAAATGGACAGACTTATTACAATTAGTATTAATAACTGTAATAGGTGCGTACTTTGGTGGTAGATCATTAGAAAAAACAAAAATTAAATAAAATCAAATAAAATGGCAAAAAAAGAAAAAACAATAGAATTAAAAGCAAAAGCAGAAAAAGTAACTGAAGAAGAATTAAAGCAGTTAAAAAATATAGTTTCTAATATATCATCACTTCAAAGTGAAATAGGTAGAATAGAATCACAAAAACATATTCAGCTACATAAATTAGCTATAGTAAGAGACGAAGCAGCTTTGTTTCAAAGTAAGTTAGAAGAAACTTATGGCACTGCAGAAGTAAATATTCAAGACGGTAGTATTACTTATAAAGATGCAAAATAGTATTATAAGAAAAATTACTATAGGTAAAGACTACAAGAACGACTCAATGCACTATTCAGTTGGGCAAAGCGTTTATGGTGGTCATACTATTTGTGATATTATAGAAGAAGAAGACAGGTACTCTATATATATAAGAAAAGATAAAGTAGTTATACCTTGGAAAGACTTTAACAAGAATATGGCTGTATCTGTTGAGTATGATTTAGAATACTAATGAGACCTGTACAAGATATAATTATAAAGCCTTTTGGAGATAGATATAATAATACTTGTAAAGTAGGTGATAAAGATTTAATATTAAACACTGAAATATTTAATCATCAATATGTTAATAGAAAAGCTATTGTATTTAATTTGCCTATTTATAATCCTCTTGGTCTTAGAAAAGATGACATAGTAATAGTGCATCATAATGTTTTTAGACGTTGGCATAATGTAAAAGGTATAGAGAAAAATAGTAGAAGTTTTTTAAATGAAGATGAATACTTAGTTTCTGTAGATCAAATATTTATGTATAACAGAAACAACATATGGAATACTACTCCAGGGTTTACGTTCGTTAAACCTATAAAATCAACAGATAAGTTTAATAAAGATAAAGAAAAACCTTTAGTTGGTATAGTTAAATATTCTGACGGTACATTTTTACCTACACAACTAGTAGGCTTTACACCTAGTAGCGAATATGAGTTTGTTATTGATGGTGAAAGACTATATAGAGTTATGAATAAATTTATTACAATTGAATATGAATACAAAGGAAACGAAAAAGAATATAATCCAAGCTGGGCGAAAAGCTGTAGATGAATTAATTAAAGTAGCTAAAGAACCTATTGTAGATTCAGATGATGATATATCAGCTGACAGACTTAAAAATGCAGCAGCTACTAAAAAGCTTGCTATATTCGATGCGTTTGAAATATTGAACAGGATAGAAGAAGAAGAGCAAGTATTAAAAGATTTAGATAAACCAAATCAAAGTAAGAATAAATTTCAAGGCTTTGCAGAAGGAAGAAGTAAGTAATGTATCAACAAACTTTATATAAAATAATTGAACCAATAAAGCTAACTACTATTGACAGGCTCAATAAAGGTAAGAAGTGGAAATATGGTTATGATAAAGAAGGTGATATAGTTGTTATATCTAAGTCTGGTCAAATAGGTGATATAATAGAAATACAAGGTTTAAAAATAGCTTTACCTAAAAAACCTAAAGATGTTTTTAAATATTCAAATAAAAAGTCTGAGCAAAAATGGCGTAAGTTTAAAACGCCTAAAGCTTTTTCTAAAATAAAAACTAGGTTTGACTGGGATGAATACCCTAAGTTATTTAAAGAAAAATACTACAGTTATATAGACGAAGAGTTTAATAGAAGAGATAATGGTTTTTGGTTTATGAATAATGGTAAACCAATTTATATAACAGGTAGTTATTATATGTATTTACAGTGGAGCAAAATAGATGTAGGCGCTCCTGACTTTAGAGAATCAAATAGATTATTTTTTATATTTTGGGAAGCATGCAAAGCAGACCAGCGTTGCTACGGTATGTGTTATTTAAAAAATAGAAGATCTGGTTTCTCATTTATGAGTTCGGCTGAAACCGTTAATTTAGCCACTCTTGCAAGTGATAGTAGATTTGGGGTGTTGTCTAAAAGTGGAGCTGATGCTAAGAAAATGTTTACGGATAAGATAGTACCTATAAGTATTAATTATCCGTTTTTCTTTAAGCCTATACAAGATGGTATGGATAGACCAAAATCAGAGCTTGCCTATAGAATACCTGCGAAAAAGTTTACACGTCGTAAAATGCGTGAGACTGAAGTTGAAGATGATATGAAAGGGCTTGACACTACTATTGACTGGAAAAACACAGGAGATAATAGTTACGATGGTGAAAAGCTAGCTTTATTAGTACATGATGAAAGTGGTAAATGGGAAAGGCCTGATAATATACTTCATAACTGGCGAGTTACAAAAACTTGTTTAAGACTAGGTGGTAGAGTAGTAGGTAAATGTATGATGGGCTCAACTTCAAACTCTTTGGATAAAGGTGGTGATAACTTTAAAAAACTTTACAATGATTCTAACGTTACAAGAAGAAATAAAAATGGCCAAACAAAGAGTGGTTTATATTCTTTGTTTATCCCAATGGAGTGGAACTATGAAGGATTTATTGACGAGTTCGGACTTCCAGTTTTTGATAAACCAGACAGTCCTAGAAAAGGACCGCATGGTGAATTAATAGATATAGGTATTATAGATTATTGGGAAAATGAAGTTGAAGGTTTAAAGCAAGATCAAGATGCTTTAAATGAATTTTATAGACAGTTTCCTAAAACTGAAGAGCATGCCTTTAGAGATGAAACAAAAAATAGTTTGTTTAATCTTGTTAAGATATACGAACAAATAGATTATAATGAAGGTAATAGAAACTCATCAGTATTAACTACTGGTAATTTTCAATGGCAGTCAGGTGTTAAAGACACGAGAGTAGAATTTAATCCTGATCCTAATGGTAGATTTAATATAAGTTGGGTACCTAATAGTAATATACAAAACAACGTAATATTAAAAAATGGTGTTAAATATCCAGGCAATGAACATATTGGTGCGTTTGGCTGCGACAGTTATGATATATCTGGGACTGTAGATAATAAAGGATCAAAAGGAGCTTTACATGGTTTAACTAAGTTTAGCATGGAAGATGCACCTGCTAATACTTTTTTCTTAGAATACTTGGCTAGACCTCAAACTTCTGAAATATTTTTTGAAGATATACTAATGGCCTTAGTGTTTTATGGTATGCCGCTTCTTGCGGAAAATAATAAACCAAGGCTTTTGTACTATTTACGTAGAAGAGGTTATAGAGGTTTTAGTATGAATAGACCAGATAAAGTATGGAATAAATTATCTGTTACAGAAAAAGAAGTTGGTGGTATGCCAAACTCTAGTGAAGATATAAAGCAAGCTCATGCAGCTGCAATTGAAATGTATATTAACGATCATGTTGGATTATTAAAAGATAATACATACGGTACTATGTATTTCAATAATACTTTAAATGACTGGAGTAAATTTGACATAAATAAAAGAACAAAGCATGATGCTTCCATTAGTAGTGGTTTAGCAATTATGGCTTGTAATCGAAACTTATATAGACCAAATCAAGAAACCAAAAAGCAAGCTTTAGGTATAACAATATCTAGGTATAATAATAAAGGAATAACATCTAAAATAATAAAATAATATGACAGAGTCTGTTGTAAACTTTCCGTCGCAAGCGGTTAGTGATTTAGAAAAGATGACATCTGAATACGGTTTAAAAGTTGCTCGTGCTATACAAGCTGAGTGGTTTAGTAATAGAGATGACAAATTTACAAGTAACTATGATACTTTTCATAAACTGCGTTTATATGCTAGAGGTGAACAGTCTGTAGAAAAGTATAAAAATGAGTTAAGTATAAATGGTGACTTAAGCTACTTAAACCTAGACTGGAGGCCAGTACCTATAGTATCTAAATTTGTAGACATAGTAGTTAATGGCATGTCTCAAAGAAACTTTCAAATAAATGCTTTTTCTCAAGATGATTTTGGTGTAAGTAAAAGAACTGAGTATATGGAGTCAGTTTTAAGAGATATAAGATCTAAAGAATATAAAGATACCGTTGAGCAAGAGTTTGGTTTAAATATTTTTGAAAATGATAAAGAAACTTTACCTGATAATGAAGAAGAACTTTCTTTACATATGCAGCTTAATTATAAACAAGCTATTGAAATAGCTGAAGAACAAGCTATAAATGTTTTATTAGAAGGATGTGATTACGATTTAATTAAACGTAGGGCTTTATATGACTTAGTAACAATAGGTATTGGAGCTACTAAAACTAATTTTAATTATAGTGACGGTGTAAAAGTAGAATATGTAGATCCAGCTAATTTAGTTTACTCATATACTAATTCACCTTATTTTGAAGATATATATTATGTAGGTGAAGTTAAACAAATACCTATAAATGAATTAGTAAAAGAGTTTCCTAATTTAACAGAACAAGAAATAAAAGAAATATTAGAAGGTCCTCGTGATAATACTAGACGTAGATACAATAGAGATTATAACAAAATAGAAGTGCTATATTTTAATTATAAAACTCATGCTAATGATGTTTATAAGCTTAAGCAAACAGGTACTGGCGCTGATAAAGTTATACAAAAAGACGACACGTTTAATCCTCCACAAGACATGCAAGGCGAGTTTAGTAGATTAGATCGTGTTATTGAAACATTATATGAAGGTGTTTTAATTTTAGGTACTGATAAACTTTTAAAATGGGGTATGGTACCAAATATGATGAGAAGTAAATCAGACTTTGGTAAAGTTAAAATGAGCTATAATATAGTAGCACCTAGAATGTATGATGGTAGAATACAATCATTAGTTAGTAGAATAACTGGTTTTGCAGATATGATACAGCTTACACATTTAAAACTTCAGCAAGTAATGAATCGTATGGTACCTGATGGTGTTTATTTAGATGCTGATGGTTTAGCTGAAATAGATTTAGGTAATGGTACTAATTATAATCCACAAGAAGCATTAAATATGTTTTTTCAAACTGGTAGTGTAATTGGTAGATCATTTACTTCAGATGGTAATCCTAATCCAGGAAAAGTACCAATACAACAAATACAAAATGGTAGTGGTAGTAATAAGCTACAAACATTAATTGCTACTTATAATTATTACTTACAAATGATACGTGATGTTACCGGGCTTAATGAAGCTAGAGACGCATCAACGCCAGACAAAAATGCTTTAGTTGGTATACAAAAACTTGCAGCTGCTAATTCAAACACCGCTACAAGACATATATTACAATCAATGATGTTTTTAACTGCTGAAGCAGCTGAGTGTTTATCACTTAGAATATCTGATATAGTAGAATATTCACCAACAAAAGAAGCATTTATAAGAGCTATTGGAGCTCACAATGTAGCAACTTTAAAAGAATTAAAAGATTTACATTTATATGACTTTGGTATATTTTTAGAGCTTATGCCAGATGAAGAAGAAAAACAAATGTTAGAAAATAATATACAAGTAGCTTTATCACAACAGTTGATAGATTTAGATGATGCTATAGATCTTAGAGATATTAGAAATGTTAAACTAGCAAATCAACTTTTAAAAGTAAAGAAAAGAAAGAAACAAGAGAGAGATCAATTAATACAACAACAAAATATACAAGCTCAATCGCAAGCTAATGCTCAAGCTCAACAAGCTGCAGCACAGGCAGAAGTTCAAAAAAACCAAGCTAAAACTGAATCAGAAGCTCAATTAGAACAAACTAAAAATCAATTAAAAATTCAATACTTACAGCAAGAAGCTCAAGTTAAAAAAGAGTTAATGCAATTAGAATTTGACTTAAATACTAAATTACAACTAGGTCAACAGAGTATGAAAGACAAGCAAGAAGCTATGAAAGAAGATCGTAAAGATCAAAGAGTAGATAAGCAAGCGGAAAATCAAATAGCAATAAATAAGGGTGAACCGCTTAAAAAGTTTGAATCATCAGGTAATGATGTATTAACAGGTGGAGCAGGTTTATAACCTACCACTAATTTATTATTTTATAAAATTATATTATGGAAACAACTAAAGTAAATTTAACAGATCAAGACCCTGAAGTCTATAAAGTAGACTTAGATAATCCACCACAACCAAAAGAAGAACAAGAACAAAAACCAAATGAGACTACAGAAAATAAAACTAACACAGAAGGAGATGTGGGAGGCAATGAAAATGCCGAGCCCGCACAAGAACAAAAAGAAGTACAGCCGGAAGAGCAAATACAAGAAGCAGAAATACCAGTACTAGAAGAGGTATTTGAAGAAGAAAAAGTTCAAAAAGAAGTTGAGAAAGTAGAAGAAGTGGTTGAGCAAGCTGTAGCGAAAGCTGAAGCAACTGGTAAGCCTTTACCTGAAAACATACAGAAGTTAGTAGACTTCATGGATGACACAGGTGGTAGTTTAGAAGATTATGTTAGATTAAACACTGACATTAGCAAATTAGATACAACAGATGTTCTTGATGAATATTATAGACAAACTAAGCCTCATTTATCAGGTGAAGAAAGAAGTTTTTTATTAGATGAAACTTTTAGTTATAATGAAGAAGAAGACGATGCTAAAGAAATAAAAAGAAAAAAGATAGCATTAAAAGAAGAAGCTGCTAAAGCTCGTAAGTATTTAGAAAATCAAAAGTCTAAATATTTT